TATTATTCCTATCAATATAAGGAAATACTATCTGTTCATAGAACTGTTTAAATTTACCCAAGAATATTGGGTTGTCATTTCTAGCACCAAAATGCTGATCAGTTATTAAAAGAATTTTCATTTTGATTTTTTTATATCATTGTGTAATCTTTTAGTTGCATATTCTTTCATATACTCTTCTCTACCATCTTTGGTAAAGACCTTTCTTTCGTAATCAAAATCAGGATGAGGTGCAGCAGATACTACTGGGTCTTTTGTTTTGTTCTTAATAACAATAAATCTGTCAGCAGCAAATGTTCCTGCTAATTGTACCTCAATCTCATCGGTATCTTTCCAGTTGACAGTACCATCTTTCTTGGTATGAAGCATTGCTTCTTGTATCTTGTCAATTAGTTCCTTCGTTAATTTCATACTCAATTTCAATAACTTTTGATGATCTTCCAGAGTAATCTGCTCTGGTCAGTTTTTTCATATTACCGCCTAGTGACTTGGCGATGTGTTCTAGTTCTTCTAGACATTGTGCTTCAAGATCCTCGTATGGATCATAGTACCTATCAACTTTCATTGGTATCTGTTGTTCATCTCAATACGAGTTTTAATATTGTTTAGTGTAGCAGGATCTACATCACCGTCAGTGTGAAAGATCTGATCAAAACCAGACTTCTCTATAATTTTTTCTCTAATTGATTGCTGTCTTTTCTCTTTTGCAATCCTTCTTAAAAAAGCAAAGTAAACTATTTGTGTAAAATATGCAAATGGATTCTTAGATTTATTTGGATCAAAGTTATCAATATACTGAACACAGTTTTCTATACCATCTGAAACCATATCTTCTTTGTACATATAGTTTATGAAGTTTGGTCTATACGAAAGGTGCGTCGCGATTTTTAAAAAGCAGTCTCCTACATACTCTGGTATCCTTGGTTTAGGTTTGTCCTGAGATGCTGCACGCTTTATCCTTTCTTTATGATTGATAAGTGCTTCTAAAAATTTTTTGTTGTCAACGTAATGCTGACTCTTTTGTTTTCTTCTTGGCATTGAGATCGCCATTGATGACTAGATTTCCTATACCTTATAGTACCTTATTTGTTAGGAAACGTCAATAGGGGTTGACAAGAGTTACAATTATCTGTACAATTAACACTGTAAGGGTTCAAGGGATGGTTATAACTACTCTAAAGGTTTATTAAAGAGATCTTCAAACTTTTTACGGTTATCTTCAACAGTACCTAAGAATCCTTGATTAGGATTTGGGGGTAGTTCGTTTTGTTCTTTTAAGTCTGATAGACTTGTGCGTTCAAACTCTTGACGAACAAACATCTTATACATCATCGTCGCCTCGACCGACTGCGGAGCAAGTGAAATAATTTGATTATCAGGAACTATAAAAAATTCTTCATCAGAAAAATACATCCACCTCTTTAGACCAACCATCTCAGTTCTTTTTCCGTCTGCTGTATTGATTGATCCGTGATGTACTTTAGCAGGATCAACTATGAATACAACATCTGTACCATCTGTATCCTTTACAACTGTAAACTTACCAATAACCTCATCCCCATTAGTAAGTTTAGCAACTCCTAAAAATTCTTCTTCGTGTTTGACGTAATTGAGTGACATTGTTTTACTTCCTGAGATTAATTTCTGTTACTGAGTAGTCAAATTTTTCATCATTATATGTCTTAATCCTAAAAACCATATGGTTCAAAGTCATATTTCGGTTGTACTCATTACTAATATCATCAGCAAAGTCATACAGATAAGCACGTGCTTTGGAATCGTGTTTCCTAAGTGTCCTTCCTATGGATTGAAGGTTTCTGATTCTAGACTTGGATGGTGAAGCAAAGATTACATTATGTAGGTTCTTAATATTAATACCCGTACTGAATGTACCGTACGATGCAAGAATGATAGCATTGCTAGTCACCTCACATATCTCTCTCACCATTTCCCGTTCAGAAGTATCAGTTCCTCCGTGAATATAAAAGAGTTTTTTATCTCCCTTTTTACTATTTAGCATATCTCTAAGAACGTCTCCGTGTCTTTCAATGTAATTAAATAGCACAAGGGTATTACCAGATAGATCTGACGCTAGGTTTACTATGATCTTATTTCGTTTTGGGTGTGTAATTATATACTCTATCTCTTCCTGATAGTTTTCAAACTCAATATATTCGTGCTTACATACTAATACATTTATTTTTAAATCTGATAAGTATCCTTTCTTCTGTAACTCATCAGTTCTAATTACTTTTTCTACTGGACCAAACAATCCTTCTAGTTGTAATTGATGACATTGCATACCATCAAGAGTACCTGTAAGACCAATACGATACTTACAACTGTGCATTTTGGTTAGTAATTTTGTTAGAGACTTTGCTTTGTAAAGGTGTGCCTCATCCCCGATAACAACATCAAACCTATTAAAGAAATTGCGAGGTTCTTTGTAGATAGATTGCCACGTAGAAATGACAACAGGAGATTCTCTATAACGTTCTTTCCCTGCATAGATTTTGTTAACGTGTTCTCTTGCATTCCATCCATAATCTTGAAAGTCTTTGAATAATTGTTCTACTAATGATGTAGTGGGTACGATAATAAGTATATTTCTTTCGTGAAACAAGTGCCATCTAATTAAAGTATAGATGATTAACGATTTCCCAGATCCAGTTGGTGATAATAGAAGTCTTCGGTTATACTTAATGCTACAATAAAGTCCTCTAAGTTGGTATCCTCTGATCTTGAAAGGCAGATTGAGACCTCTAACAAAGGAAGCAACAGACTCAGGGGTGACAAATTCTTCCGACTCATTGGGTTCTCCATACTGTTTGTTTGACTGTACACTGTAATTATAACCTTTTCTATCTAACCATTCAACTAGGTAATCATATAACCCAACATATAATTCACCATTTCCAGGTGAATATAATCTGATCTTTCCGTCCCAGTATTTGTACCTTCTCTGCTTCTGTAAAAATTTTGCATTAGGTACTTCAAAAGTAAAATAATCTGATAGTTCTTGATGGATGTGTGGATCAGCATCAACTCGCAAGAAGACTTCATTCTTCTTTGTGATGAGGGTCATTAGAAACCTGCTTCAAAACGTCTATGTTCAAGGGCATTTTTAATGTGGTAGGTTCTGTTGTTAATTTGTTTTAACACCCCTTCCAAATAATTTATAACAGTTTCAAAGTATGCTATTTTTAATTGCTGAGTCTGTATGTCCTCGTCTGCTTCCATAAAAGTATTCAGATCATTCTTCAATACTTTTAAATCAAAAGGATTATCTTTATATACTTCCGCATCTGCTTTACCAGTATAAAAAAGATACTTGTCTCTCCTCAAGACACTAAGTTTTTTCTTATTATCTTCTAGTATTAAAGAATACTTTGACCAATAGTCTTGATACTTTGCGTGTAAAGATGGTATCTTTAACGACTCTTGATCTAATTTGTCTTCATCAAAAATACAGTCTCCTGCCCAAGACTGCTTAATCACTTCAAGTGGGTCCATATTTTATTTTAAGGTTGTTAAACGATCTCCTGTTAGACTACGTATTTCATAATCTAGATAGTTAAATTCTACCACAGAATTAAAGTATTCGGTGTCAGATAAAGCAGCGTCAAACTCTAGTGTATTCAATGCTATTGGGAACATATCTCTGAATACTATATTGAATGAAGGTTGAAAATTACTATTCAATACAGTAAGAGTTCCGTCTGCAAATTCTTTATCACCTATTCCTGGTGAAAAATTATTAGGGTTTGCGTCAATCATTTCCTGTCTTTCTTTAAACTTCTCAGGAACACCAAGTCCTCTCATCCAGTTATGGATAATTAGATAGTTTTCAAGACCCTCATCTACTAAGAATCTTAATGATAATGTTTGATAGTTTAATACACCTTCAAATGGAATAGGTCTGAATGGTGTTGGTTGAGTTAGTTCACCGACTGATATAGCGGGTATGTTTGCTGATTGACAATAGTATGCAATCTTAGGATACTTCGCTAAGGTAAATCGGAAACCACCTGGACTAAGGAAATTCCTATTGCTTATTTGCGTTGGAAAAGACATTTACGATATTAGTTGTTTCCGTAATTTTATTTATACTACTCCCAGTATTCGTCTAGAACATCAAGAACGTTATTTAATATCATCTGTGCAGCAGCACGTTCTTCATCATTCCAATGAGGATACCACTGATGTCTGTGCAGACCATCTTTCATACGCATAACTTTTGCAAGCATTTGAACTTTGTTCAATCGTCCGTTCATAGAAATGTTCAACCTCCCATTATTTAACATAAAAAAAGACCCCCGAAGGGGTCTTTGTAAAGAATATAAGCGATTGCTTACATTAGGTTATCAACAAGAACTCTTCTGTAATAACGGTTAGCGTTAGCAGTAAGTGCTCCCTCTCCTTGAGTTGTACCTTCCGCAAATGGGTTTGCAACAAGACCGTATCTTGTCTTAAATCCGATTTTTGGTTGGAATGTGTCCTGACCAACTGCTCTTACCATTTGTAGAGGAACATATGGACAGTAGAATAATCCTGCATCATATGCAGAAGATCCTTTGTATCCTGCAACATAGAAGTGTCTGTCACTTACGTTTGCTGAATATGGGTCAACATAAACCTTGATTCTTCCGTTTAATGTTCCTGCAAGTGTTGAGGAGTTATCATCTGGAAGTAGGTTGCTGTTACCTTGTAGAGCAGGAGTGTAATCAAGTACACCTGCCATTGAGAGTGCTGAAGCAACGTCAGCAGAACATATGATTATGTTCCCTTTTCCGCGACGAGTTTCGTGCCCGATTGCGTTCATATCTCTCTCGATCTGGAATAGAAGTCCTTTGAACTTCTCAACAGACCATCTACCATTGGAGTCTACGTCTAAGTCGAAGATACCTGCGGTAGCAGTGTTGTTCTGAGCACCAGGTCTTGCGATCTTGTAAACAGTTCTAACAACTTCACGGTTGATTTCAGCAAGAACTTCTGTAGATAGAATGTTTGCCAATTCAGACTCAGCGTCTAAACCGTGAACTGCTTTAAGATCCTGTGCTAGTTCCAAACTGTACTCTGCCTTGAGTGCTCTGGACTTAGC